GCACCGTATATCGGCTCGGAATTGGTTTTGCTAGTCAGATACCTTTTACTTACGTAAATAGGTCTGATTACAAAGTACCAATTCTCTGGGTCGAGAAGGGTTTGCTGCGTTTCTATTAAGTTGTCAGCGTTGTATGGCACGAGTGCAATTACCCGGACTTTTCTGGGTTCTTGCCCGCGTGTTGACAACGGTGGAACGTGTTTGGGAGTTGGGTTCTTATGCTTGATAGGCATATTTACCTTTCTCTTAGTGCTCGAGACTGCTGTGGTTCGTGAAGTGTATGCATGCTCTAGGATCGTTACCATTTATATGGCACGATATAAGAGCCTAGATGAGATTAAAATCATCGCTGCATTGCTTCACGACGTCCATAGGACGCATGGAGCGATGTTCAACTGTCGGAGTCTGCGCTTGACCCTTAACAAGGTCAAACACAGGCTATCATCTGAAGGAGTAAGTTTTCTTACGAAGACTATGCCCCGTCTTGCTAAGGCTTTAGATAAAGCTTTAGCTGGTGACGAACCGCTTGACGCTAGTAAGTTGAGATTTAAACCTCAACCCAATAGTAAACTGCCCATCTTTATGGGTGAGTTTTTCAATCGAGTTCTGAACCAAAACGGTGGTCTCCTTCAGGAACCATGCACAACAAGTGTCAGAGTGTTACGGTTAGTTCTGCTTGTCTTTTACAAGTATGAACTCCCATACACCGAAGACCAAGAACAGCAAGTCATTAGTAAGTTCGAGAGAACCGAACGTGATCTATCGACCGTTACTAACAGCCTTAATGAACTTAGGGCTCGTTGTGACGCATTACAGCCTACTCGGAGATGGAAGCTTATGCCTCCTTCTCAAGAAAAGGTTGTACGCAAGGCAAGATGGCTTTTATCAAGCCTTTTTGCCTATTTTGACCCGACGCAGATCGTCCCTCGGCACGGACCCGGAGCAGTTGCCACCCGGCAACAACTCTGGGATAAGTACCACTGGACGAATGTGTCAGGAAAGATCACAGAAAAGTTCCCCTTGGACGCGTATTTCTACGCTTCTTTGGGTCATTTCTGTGACTCTCTTCAAGACATTAGTGTCTTGAAGGATGAGGATCTTCCGGCTCGAGTAATTCTCGTACCGAAAGACTCTCGCGGTCCTCGCCTAATCTCTTGCGAACCCGTTGATTATCAATGGGTTCAGCAGGGTCTGGGCAGGGCAATTGTCGCGCTCGTGGAACGGCATCGTCTTACCAAAGACAATGTCCATTTCACAAATCAACAGCCAAACCGGTCAGCGGCCTTTATCGGGTCGTTGGCTGGTACTGGTAAGTTACTCGGCGGTAAGCCGACTACTCAATACGCAACGCTAGACCTTAATGAGGCTAGCGATCGT